TCGTGGTTGTTGAAGAGCGGCCACCGCCCATTCCGCTCATCAACCCATAGACAGCCGCCATTGCCGCAGCCGCCGCACCAACGGCAAGAATAGGGCCGACATACGGAATACCCGCCATCGCCTTGAATGCCTCAGCCGCCGCTTGAATGGCATTCATGCCGACGTTTTCAGTCGTTTCAGCCTTTTTAATACCGGTTACGGTAGATGATGTAGCGACTTGCGCGGCAATCTGACGCGTGCCGTTAGCCAGCCACATCGCGCCTTCCTTGGCGAATCGTCCGGCTAATGCCGCCAACGGCTTGCTAACCATCTCTTGGACAAAGGTTTGACGTATGGAAGAGAACAAGCCGCCCATCGCCTGCCTGAAGCTCTTCGCCCTTGTTAGCATAGCTGTAAACGCCTGTCCCATCTGCTGCTGCGCTTCTTGCCAAACGTTCTTGCCGCCGTCTTGCAGCATTTCCATGACGTTGGGCGCGTCTTTCCGGCGTTGGTTTTCGCGCTTGCCCTGATTCTTGCTTTGCTCGCGTTCATGACCTTGCCCAAGTTCCGCCATTTGCTGTTTCAGCTTGTCTATGGCTGATTGGCTGTATGTCGGGTCTTGTTCGGCAAGTGCGATCCGTTCTTGCAATGCGTCATAGGCGATTTGATAGCGGCGGTTTTCAAACTCGATTTCCAAGTCTAGGCGTTCGAGTTGTGAAATGCGCCCCGCAGCTAAGGCTTGGTCTGCCGCGTCCTTTTCCATGTCCAGCTTGTGTTTATCCAGCTTCTCCCATGCCGCCACCTGATTGATTTTGGCTTCGGTCGATTGCTTGGATAACTGGTCTTCAAGGGTCAGGATTTTTTCACGCAGTTTCAAACCTGTTTTGCTGCCCGCGTCAACCGTTGCCAGTTTCCCGCGCCAGTAAGCAGCTTCACGCGCCAAATCCCATTCTTGATGATTCAGCGTATCGCGTTGCATTTCGCGGTGTGCAAGTTTTTGGGCTTTAATTTCCTCTTCCCAAGCCTGCATCGGGTCTTTGGCTGCGCCTGCATGACTGCCACCACCGCCGCGACCTTTGCGCCCGCCGCCTTTGCGGCCACTACCGCCGCCACCTCCACCGCCCCCGCCGCCTGACGGGATGCGGGATTTCGGTATGCTTCCGCCACCACCACTGCCCCCGCTCATGGCTTTTTGCTCGTGAATCAGGGCGGCGCGGGCTTTGATGTTACTAATTGCGTTTCCGACGCGGTCTTTTGACATACTGTCGGCGATTCGGCCACCAAGCCCGCCGTCGTCCATGCGCCCGATTTGAACATTGTTTAGTTTATCAATGCCCGATACGCCGACCATAGACGCGGCTTTGTTGGCATAGTCAATCATGCTGTTAATCATGCCGACCGCTCGGTTTACCATCCACTCAATCGCAGAGATAAACACGTTGCCGATAGCCTTGCCAAGATTGGCGAAAAACTGCGGCATATTGTTAGCGGCTTCTTTAATCAACATCCAGCCTGTCGCAAACGTGTTGATATAGGCGTTGACATACGCGCCGACCACCGTTGCAATTGCCGACATGACGCGGCTAAACAATGCCGACCAGCCGCCGACATTTTCATTCAGCCAGTCCGTCACGCCGCCGAACCAAGCCTTTATTTCCGCAATTGCCGCCCCGATGGTTTCCGTGATCGCCTGCCAAACCGCTTGAATCACATCAAGCAAGTTCGACCAGCCACCACCAAAAACATCAATTTGGTCGCCAAATTGAGAAATCAAGCCGATAACCGCACCGATGGCAACCGCCACCAGTCCAATCGGATTTGCCAACATCGCCACATTAAAGCCAATGACCTGAGCCGTCGCAGCGGCAACCGCCACGCCGAAGCCAGCCACAATCGGGACGACCAAATTCAGGTTATCCGCAATCATTTTGATGATGGACGCGATACCCGACATTGCGCCGCTGTCGTTCAACAGCTTGGAAATCATGCTTTGCCAGTTGTTCGAGAACACTGTCAGAGCCTGACCCATCGTCATAGGCATTTTTGCCGCCTGCTCGCTGAATTTTTCCGACGCGCCGGATATGGCTTTAAAAATCACGTCCGCCGTCAGTTCGCCCTCGCTGCCCAGCTTTTTGATTTCAGCGCGGGATTTGCCCATATATTCCGCGATGGTATCAAGCAGGATAGGGGCTGCTTCAGCAATTGATTTAAATTCATCGCCCTGTAATACGCCGCTACCCAAAGCCTGCGACAACTGCATAAGCGCGGCGGCTTGCTGTTCCGCCTGAACGCCACCAATGACCATCGCGTTATTGGTTGCTTCGGTAAAGGTCAAAATCTCCTGTTGCGTATAGCGGTAGTCTTTCAAGGCGCGGCTCGTGGAAACGTACAGATTTGCTGTTGATTCCAGCGAAGCGCGCGTATTGTTGGCCACGCCTAATAACTGGCGTTGTATTGCCAAATACTCGCTTTCAGACGACACAACCTGTCTGACTTGTGCGTTGATTGACTGCATGGCGTCAGCAGTATCAAGCATGTACTTAGCAAATGACAGCGTTGCAAATCCTGCCAAAACCGTCCCGATTTTGCCAAGCCCGCCAGCCGCTTCAGCCGCCTTATCTCCAGTCTTGGAAAGTTCGGCGTTTAGTTCCCTGACTTTTTCCTTGCCGTCGCTGACCCCGCTGACAAAATCGGACATATCAACATCAAACGCACGTTCCATCGATTTCTGCATTTCGGAAAAGCTGCGTGTCAATTGTGATCGCACCTGCCCGATAGCGTTTTCAATCTGCTTGGACGCATTCGACGCCGCGTTTGCTGCCTGATTAAAACCCGCAGCCGTGCCGTTTTCGACGGTTATCTTGATTTTTGTTTCTAAATCGTTCATACGACCGCCCATAAAAAAAGCCCGTGAATCATCACGGGCGTTGTTTCAAATTTAGATTAGGCTTCAATCAGTTCGGAACCTGAAAATATGCTCTGGTCGTTCCCCTGCTCAACGGCTTTCTGATACATCCAAGCGCGGGAAACTTCCTCGCCTTCCGGTAAGCCGTTAACGGAAACAGTATGCGAACAGAGCGGGTTTCGCCCTGCCTCATACGCCTTTTTAGACACATAGCCATTCAGGGTTGCGCTTGCGGCGTGTGATTTGTAGTCAATGCTGACATACTCAATCACATGGTAGCTTGCGGTTGCCCCTGTGCTTTCGTCTTCGATTTCATGCGAAATTGCAATAATTTGTTTCATAATAAACTCCTATAATGTTAACCCATAGCCACAAGGACATATGGCGTGCTTTCAATTTCTACTGGTCGTCTATATGTGGTTTCGTGGTCTATCTCGATTACAATATTCGCAACATCATCAGGGGAAATGACTGACAGATACGGGATATTGTAAAACAAGCCTCGATAATGCTCACGCTTATCTCCGTCAGTATTCGAAAACACAGACCAACACTCTTTATTAATGGCGACATATCCATTAATTTTAACCACTACCCAATAACTTGATTTACTGTTAGGCGTTGTGAAAGATAAGTTTTGAAACGATAGAATAATATTCTTTTTGCTTTTATTGTGGTAACGCAAAAAGTATCGCCCCACCCCCGTCTTCTGAAACGGCAGGAACTTCAAAACATCTCCTTCGATTTTATCCGCATAAATCGTTCCCTCAAAACGCCCGTTTTTTGCATATAAATCACCATCCCTCGAAACAGTAAAAGCACCGTTACCGATATTGATGTTGCCCGCGTTTATATCGCCCAAATCACTACTTACGGCAGATAAGGTTCTAACTGCTAGCTTGTCAGACGTGATTGAACCTGCTTTAAGTTTATCGGCTGTAACAGCGTTTGCCGCCAGCTTTTCTGCCGTGATACTGCCCGCCGCCAGCTCGCGCGCAGTGACGCTTCCAGCGGTCAGACGGTTTGCGTTCAGCGTGTTTGCCGTGATTTTATCGCCGTGAATATCCCCGGCGTTCAACCTATCAACAATCGCCTTACCGTTTACCACCAGTTCGCCATTCACGCCGACGCGGTTTTGCCGTGTATCTACCGTAAACGGGAAGATATCGGCTTTACCGGTCGCACCGACGCCGAAGCGGTCGGCGTTCACGATGAATTTGCTTTCAGGCGTGCCGTTTTTCGGCGTGGTTGCCAAGCCGTAGCCTGCTACTTTGCCGTTGACGTCGACTTTGACCGTGTACTGTGCTTCCAAGCCGTTGATACTGCGTGAATGGGCTTGCACTGTCGCTTTGTTGCCGTCGGCGGTTGACTGTACCGTCGTGATACGTTCGCCAAGCGATTTGATGTCGCCCGTTGCTTTGGTTAAGGTCGTCTGAACTACCTGAACCGTGCTGCGGATTTCCTGCAAGCCATCGTTGTCCTCAGGGGCGGGCGTCCAATCGGTTGCCACCGTTCCGCGCTCCAGCTTCACATTGGAAACCTTGATGGATTCCGATGTTTGGTATCGTGCCTGAACGATGATGTTACGCAGTGCCTTAACCTCTTTTGCGACCGTGTGTTTGGCAACAAGCCGCTGCTTCAGCGTTTTGGTCGTGCCGTTTATCGCCTCTTCGTACCATGCAGCAAAATAACCGATTGAGTTGTCGGCATAGGTAACGGAAAATTCCGCGCCGATTCGTGGGTATGGTTTACCGTATGGCGATGTAGCGTTTGTCAGTTCGATATCGAACGAAATAATCAGATTGTCGCCTTGCTTCAGTTCCAAAGCAGACGAAACGTCAATCGTGACGTTTTTGGTCTGATTATTCCCGCTCACGGTCAGCACTTTGCCGGGCGTTCCTGTCGATAGGGCGTAGTTGCGCCCACCGACCGAAACACCGTCAATCTTCGCGGTCAGTGTTTGGATTTCTGAAGCCCTTGCACTGTCTTTCTGATTAACGGTTTCGCGCAATGCCGTGATACTGCCTTCAGCATTACCGACCCGCGTTTTCAAAGCCTCTGTCGCGGCGGTTTGGGCGTTGATGGCTGTAACCCGCGCCTGCGTTTCGCGCGTGATGTTACCCTCAGCCGCAGATACACGACCTGCCAACGTTTCACGCGCCGCAGCCTCCGCCCTGTCGCCGTCTGCCCGTGCTTTCTTTTCAGCCTCCAAGCCTGCGGCGGTCGTGCCTTGTGCTACTGTAACCGTCCTGATTTGCTGCGCCTGTTCGTTATTCACTCGCTCGACAGCCGTTATCTTGTTTCCAAGTTCGCCGGCTTTTGTAGTCAGGTCGTCTGCGGCTTTCTTCGCTGCGGCTTTCGCGTCTTCTGCCGTGCGGGCGACCGCTGCCCGTGCCTGTGCTTCGGCTGCGATTCGTGCGTTTACACTTCCCGCGCCGTTGCCGTCTATCAGGGCGATTTTGTCGCGCAAAGCCTTATTCAGATTGCTTTCTGATAGGTCGTTTGTCGATACATCGTAAACGGTAAACGATACGCTGTTGCTGATTTTCAGACCGTCTTTGCTGAAGCTGTCATAGCCTGCCGCGCGTAGATGGTAGGTCTTTCCTTTCTCCAGCGGATTGCCGTTGCATTTGGCGATGGTTACAAACGTTTCCGCACCGTCATAGACTTTGTTTGCGTCTATGGTCGGTACGGCTGCGTTTTCGGATACCCAAACAATAATCCCTGCAAAGTCTTCTTCAGCAGGTTTTTGGCAAGTGAAAAACGCCTGTTTCAAACCGCTATCGACAGAGATGCCTTGCAATGCTTGAAGTTGCGGATTTTGCGCCGCGATTTGCGCCCAGTTGCCTGTTTTGCCGGTAACAGCACGTCCACGAACCTTGAAAACAACATCACGCACCTGCCCGCCGTCGGCTTTCATGTCTGCTTGCGTGTAGGTGTAGCTGTTGTCAACGATGCCGCTGACTGAACGCAAACGGCGTTGGCTGTTGCCTGCGTAGATTTCCACGTCGTAGGTATCTGCCCCATCCAACTTATCCCAAGCGATAACGGCTTCTTTGCCGTATGCCCAAGATGATGTCAGGCGTAGATTTTGAATCTGCCCCAGCGGTGCACCTTTGATGGTGTAGGAATACGCAGGAACGGACGCTAAATCTTGAATGCCGCCGCTGAAAACGTTGTACGAAACCAGTTTGACCCAAACCGTGCGACCAATCCAGTTACGCGGGACGGTGTATCTGAACAACGAATCGTCAATGCGCGCAAACTGGCTGCCTGCTGCATGACTGTCAATAGCAGAGCCATACGCGCCGCGCGTCAGGTTGCCTAATGTGTAGCGTCCTACGCCTTTCAGTTCGGCATTGGCGTATGCCAAAAACTCGCCATCAACGTAGCACAATGTCAGTAAATCGCGGCTGTCCTGCTCCGTGCCGCCTGTCATTTGACCCGCTGAAATTTCCACGTTCAGGGTGTTGGTACGGTCGAAAACCGCACCATTCGGCAAAGCAGCCGTCAGCGAGCCGAAACGTGCTTTGTGATTAACTGCGCCGACGCGTGTGTAGCTGTCGCCGTCGGTTGACACCCACACTTCAGCACCGCCCCACATATCGCCGCCGGCGGTCGCCATCCAAATTTGCGGCTCGCCGCCTGTCAGTTGCAACGGGGCTTCAAAAATAACGGGCGCATGGGCATTACCCGGCGAAACGTTGTAGTCTGCCGAATAGCCCAAAGACGGCTGCGTTGGGTATTCTGACGTTGTGTAAACGCCGACAGGGTAGTCTTCTGCCTTGATAGAGAGGACACCCTCTTCATCCTCTTCAATTTCCGTGATTCGGACGGGCGTTTTATTCAAACCAAGCCCTGCGTCAGTCAAGGTTACAATGTCCATCGGCTCAAGCAGACAGTATTTCCAACCCAGTTTAAACTCATATTCATTGCGGACGTACAGGGCGCGTTGCAAGAGTTGCTGGGCTACTTTTTGCGCTACCTTGCCGTTACAGATACCGTGCATCTTCACGGCTTCTTTTGGGCGCAATCCGTATTGCTCGATATTTGCCTGGTCTTTCACTTCCGCGATGGCGACGTTGTAGTCATTATCGCGGTCGAGATACTCGACTTGGATTTGATTAAATGCGTCAGCATTGGTTTTGCGCTCGACGCTTACGGGGTCTTCCGCGCCCGAAACGATAAAGTCGTCATCGGTCAGGTCGTAGATGGCTTTATTGTCAGCAACATAGACCGCGCCGTTGCCCGAATAATTGCCGTCGCCGTAAGGGACAATTTTCAGACGACCTTGCGAAAACACAGCCGCGCTATTGGTCTGCTCCAACAGTTCGGAAATGTTCCGTTGCGCCTCGCCCTGTTCCGTGTAGGCAGGGCTTAGGAAAATACCGACCGCACGGCAATAGTTGCTGTATCGGTCGGTGTCGCCGATGCTATCGGCG